TGCGAACATGGACATTGCACATGCGAGGAGAATGTCGATTGGGACGAGGAGGAGAAGAAGGATTATAGCTTAAAGGAATATTTAAATTTTAATTATCAAGATTATAAAACGAAAATTCTACAAGTGATTAGCATGGATGAATTTGTAAATTTGAGGGCTGATACAGCAGAGGAAATTCTGGCTGGATTATTTTCAAAAAGTGACATAAGAAAATTACGGGGTATAATGTATGAAGGTATAGAAAAAGATTTTACCATGCGCCAATTTAGCAATGCCATCAAAGTTGCGATAAAGCCGAAAGACAGGTATAAAACAGAAGATGGGAGGATAGTTACTAATAAGGAAGGAGAACCCATTCTTCAAGTTTCTTCTAAATATCGGAATATGATGATTGCACGCTCAGAAGTTGTGAGGCTGAGCAATCAAGGGCTTTTAGAACACTATAAAGATATGAGTGTTGAGAAAGTGTCATGGGTTTCTTCAGTGTCTCCCGGAAGAACGTGTTCTTTTTGCGAATCTCAATATGGAAAAATAATGACATTAGAAGAGGCAAAAGGGCAAATTCCCGCCCATTCTGGCTGTAGATGCACTTGGCGCAGTGTGGTCGAGGAACCAAAATAAAATGGTATTTAAAAAAGGTAATCATGCTTGGAATAAAAACTTACCAAGAGAACAACAACCCAGATATGGAAAATTTGTTAGCATTGGACAAATTGAAAACATGCGGTTGATTGGCAAAAAAAATAAGGGAAACATCTGCACTAATGGTTTTAAAAAAGAACATGAACCTTGGAATAAAGGATTAAAAGACATTTCTTGTGGTTGGACTAAAGGAAAACACAGGACAGGAAAGGATTTAGAAAGGGTAAAAAAATTACGTATGGGATGCAAATTATCCGATAAACATAAATTAGCCATATCAATAGCAAATAGAGGTCATGGTCATCCCGCATTTAATAAGGGTATGACAAAGGACACATCATTGAGTGTATTACAGGGTTCGCAAAAATTAAAGCGATTATATAAAGATGGACATGCCAAGTGTGGATTTAAAAAGGGGTCAATACCACACAATAAAAACAAAACAAAAGTTGATTATGTTCCCTTAAAAAGGACGAGTGAAACTCTACATTGTTGGTATATAAACCCAAAAAATGAAGAAAGTATAAAAGAAAAATTTAAGAAAGTATCTTCACAACATAATACAAAACCAGAACGTTTAATAAGGGGGGAATTAGAAAAAAGACAGATTATATTTAAATATCAAAAAGGAATGAAAATAGGAAGAAAATACAGGGTGGTCGATTTCTTCATAGAACCTAATATTATTATAGAAGTAGATGGAAATTACTGGCACAAATACCCAGAAGGGTTGTCACAAGACAAATTTAAAGATGATTTGGCACAACAATGTGGTTATATAACTATGAGATTCTGGGAATCTGAAATACATAGTAGTTTGTCATCTATTGGTGATTTTATAGAAAACCACTGGAGGACTTTGCGATGACAATTCGAAGATGCCCAAGATGCAACCAGAATTTTCTTTATTCAGAATTTGGTGGAGGGGATGTTATCCATAATTGTAGCTCGGGTAAAGAAACTCTCGATAATGAAGATGTAAAAGCTATTGGGAATTGGGAAGATTATACAGGTTCTGGTATAATTAGTAAAACAAAAATACAAGAAGTTCCAAATGACCGTGGACAATTTGGGGCATCGCAGATAGTAGATGGAAAATTTATAGGGGAGTTTACTTCAAGGGGAAATAAGAAACAATTTGTAAGGGCACGAAAACATGAAGAATATATAGATGTGAGTAAATAATGAATATTGGTGATTTTATAGAAAACCACTGGAGGACTTTGAGTTAAAATATATATTTAAAAAATAGCTTTATAAAGGCTATTTATGGTTTTAAATAAAAGAGGTGCAAAAAATGCCAAAGAAATTTGACGATATGGTTGACGCAATCCGCAAATCTTTAAAAGATAAGAATCCTAAAATGGATGATAAAGAACTTGACAAGAAAGCTTATGCAATGGCAACAACTATGTGGCAGAAAACACATGGTGGAAAGAATCCAAGCGAAAATGTTTCTCCTTTAATGGAAGGAATAAAACCTTACCTTTTAAAAGAAGAGAAGCGAGATGAGAAGGGAAGACTCATCATAGCTGAGAGAGTTCCTGTTATTATAGACGGCACAATAGGGGTGTTTGCCTGATGGATATGGAAAAACTCAATGTTCAGGGGATTGCTATACGCCCATGTGTTAGTAGAAATGGCATAAAATATACTGCTGAAGAATTAAAGAAATTTGCGCCTACAATGGAAGGGAGACCTATTCTTATAGACCATCGCCACGATGATATTAGCAAAAATGTTGGTTTGATTACAAAGTCTTTAGCTGATAATGAAGGCGTAGTTAGTTTTGAAGGGTGGATTAAAGACGCAGAAGGCATTAAGGTTAAAGAAAGATTGCAGGATGGTAGGCTTAAAGAGGTTTCGATTGGCGCTATTGCGGGTAAAATGGTAAAAGAAAAAGATGATGATGTTTATCCAATAGCGGTAGATTTAGAGTCATTAGAATTATCCATTATAAGTTGTGCAGGCGTTAAGAACACCAAGATAACACAAGCGGCAGAATCTTATAATGATTTAACACAGGAAGAACTGGATAAAATCGAAAAGACTTTAGAAGAAGAGACAGAGAAAAGCGAAGAAGATATTCATAACGAACCTGAAAAGGTACAGGATGATGAAATAGAAAAGGAGGAGAATATTATGGCTGATGAACAGAAACCTGAAGAAAAACAGGAAGCCGAATCTACACCTGCTGCACCTCCTGCAATGGAGAAAGCAGATGCGGGTTTAATAGAAGCGACTAAAACGTTGCTTGAAGAAGTCAAGACTCTTAAGACACAAATCTCAGAGTTGAAAAACGCAAAAGAAAAAGCAGAAGCATCCTTTAAAACAAAGGATGCGGAAGTGGCAAAGGTAGCAGAATCTTGTGAAGGGTATTGCATAGAGCAGGCGAACAAAGGACTTGCTTTTTGGAAGATGCCTGAAAACAAGGGCATGTTTACCAATGATACCGCAGAATCTTTTAAAGTAATGGGAGGTAACTAAAGATGGCATTTACAACTCAATACGTGCCTGTAGCCGATGGCGGAGTGCCTAGGACTATAACAGGTTATGCCATGGAAGCGCTTTCCGGTGGACAGTTTGTTTTCTGCTCAGGCGGAACAGCGGCAGTCAATATTTCAGGGCTGACAAGTTTTAACACAACAGACGTGATATTCGCAAAGGCGAGTGGATTGTATTTCAATGGAATTGCAACCCATAATGCGGCATCAGGGGCATTACTGACTGTAGCAACAGCAGGAATGTTTATTGTTGGCGCAGAAGGAACAGTGGTTGGCGGAGGACCCGTTATTGCTAACGGAGCAGACGGCGTTGTGCCATACACAGCTGAACTTGGAAGCATTGGTTTGCATCCGATAGGAAGAGCACTTACTTATGCAGGTTCAGAAGGCTATTGTGTTATCCAAGTAGGACAGGTATAAGGAGGAACAAAGAATGACAGAATTCAAATATGTAAAAGAGTTCCTTTCAACAGCGAAGGGAACAGAAGGCTCCCTGCTTATCGTGAAAAAGATTTACGATACGCTTATAGGGGAAGTGCAGAAAGCACTCATACCAAGGTCTGAAGCAGCATTCTATTTGGGACCAGCAGATATTCCGGGTTCATCTGTAGATGTTGATTTAGAAACGCCTGATACACTGAGAATCAGGGCACTTGGTGAGTTTGCAGAAGCACCGATGGACACACCATCATACTCATCTTTTAATGTCAAACCTGTGAAATACGGGGTTGCTTTAAGGATAACAAAGGAAATGATGGAAGATGGCAAGTGGAATCTGATACAGAGAAACATTGGTATTGCCGGTAAAAGAATGGCAGAAAATGAAACTTCTCTTATTGTGACCCAGCTTGACAGTGCGGCAAATACAGTAAGTGGTGGAGCAGCCATTACAGTGGCAAATATCACAAGGGGAATGCAATACCTTGAGGATGCTGATTATGAAGCCACAACTTATCTTATTGGCATGGAAGTTGCCAATGATATAAGAAACATAGACACATTTGCAGAAGCTGACAAGCACGGAAGTGCAGAGATGCAGATTAGAGGATTCCTCGGAGTCATCTATGGCATGAGAGTCTACAAGGTTTCGACTAATGCAGGAATGACAACCACAAGTTCATATATCTTTGATAGAACAAATGGTTATCTTATTGCAGAAAAAAGACCTGTGACTGTAGAAAACTTTGCATTGCCTTTACTTGATTCACAGGGTTGCGTTATAACCCAGAGAATTAAGGTAAGATATGTAAGGTCAGCAGCCATCGCTAAAATTACAACTTCATAAGGAAGTTGTTATTTTTATTTTTTTCACTAGGAGGTGAAAAATGAAAGACGGAGAAAGAACGGAAAATTTATGGGTAAAGAATCTTCAGCTTGATGGTACTGCAACGGGTAATCTGAATGGAGTTATGACAAAGGGAAATACTTGGTAT